TTTTCGTCGGTGGTTTTACACCTAACCCCTCAAGCACAACGGCGAACTTAGGGTTGGACATCAACTCTTCTTTTTCAATCTGAGCGTCTGCCAACAGCTTGTCTTTTCGTTCTTTGATTTCTGCAAGGTGCAACTCAAGAAGACCCGCATCCAAATCCACAACAGGTTCAATAAACATACGCAAAGTTAAATCAATTAACTTCAACTCTTGGCGTGGGAACTTACGCATCATACGTGAGAACAACTCAAAAGTTATATCTACATCTGTAACGCAGTAATCCCCATAACGACTTAACTCTTCTTTTGTAAAGTCAGCCCTGCGTTTACCAAGTGCGCGAACTACCTCGTCACCCTTGTCTTGTAGCCCATAAGTTTTTGCCAGATTAGCGAGTGACACGCTGCTCTCCACACCGTGCAACGCCCGTGCCATACATAACGTGTCAGCGTATGCTCTTGGTTTTATGCCGAAGATCCAATGAAGTATCGCACCATCAAACATAGTGTTGTGGGCCAGCAGCATAGTGTTGTCCCAGTCATAACGTGTCAGGTACTCGGCTATTGCGTCATGGCTACCGGAAACCCAGTGCGTGTCATCAGCACCTTCTTTTATCGCAACACCAATTACCTCAAAGTCTCGGTGTCGCACATAGTTTTCCGTGGTAAGTTTAGACAGGGAATAATCCCTGTCATAAAATGTTTCAAAGTCGAGTGTGATCAGGTCCATTTAATCGCTACCCGCAATCTCACCGCCAATCGCAGCATACCCGCAAATGTCAACATAGGTGTCCACATCTTTAGGACCGTCACCGTGTAGGCGAGATATTTTTAGAAGGACCATCATAGCCGCTACATCACGCGATGTGATAAACGCGTTAAGGCCAAGGTGGGCGTTCCAATACCCTGCAATGCGATCAAAGTTTTCCGCCGCATCGCCGTACTCTTCGTGGCGATCACCGTCGATCTTACTAAGCGCATCCTCTAATATGTTAGCACGTGTACATAACGGTGGTAGAGCAGGGGGTTCTTCGGGTATTGTTTCACGTGAAACAACGTCCTTTTCTAACACTTCCTTCGGTGTGCCGATCTTACTCATTAGCTTCCAAACGTAAGCGTAGGACGCTTTAGTAGCAGTCGCTATCTCACGGTTTGACGCTTCTGGGTGCTTTAGTTTGTACGCCCAGACCTTCTCTTCCTTAGTCTTCTTTTTACGAGCCATGTTGCTCTCCTATAATTTGTATTCGGGCATATGCCCGATTGGGTTTTTGGGAACTGGTATCGCAGAGTGACCAAAACGGAGGAAAGGCCACCCTGCGAACCAGTGTAAGATCAGTGTATAACAGGAACTCCTTAATCGTGAATAAGGAGCCAAAGAAAGGAGATACACCTCTTACTGCCGTGGATATTTCATGTCAGGGGACTCTCACGGCTTGTCCCCTGCCACCTAGTGCAAAACTACAAAAAAACTAAGCGGCTATCTCTTCATCATCACGCAACGTGCGAACAATGTCTTCTATTGGTGTCAGATCGACGCCAATGTTTTCTGCGCAACCTCTGAACCTATTAAGCCATGCAGCGAGTGAAACCCCCGCCTGCTTGCGCAACTCAGCCTGTGACACTTCGCTATCAGGATCAAAGGTGACATAGCCACCGCCCTGCCGCCGTGTCGGCATGGGTGAAATCATCGCAGGGTATTCGGTGACTTTTATCTCACGCGATTTACTGTGCACAATTTCTTCTTTGACTACGATACGTAGCCCTGACACGAACTGACGTGCTAACTGTAGTTTCGCCTGCCATAGCAGGTGCTCGTCCTGTCCATGAAACGCCTTATACGCAACGTGATCTGGCTTGTCTTGTAGCCAAGTCACAAACTCTTCTGCGACAAAACTATTCCTTCCACTGTCGTTTAGATAATCGTCGATTATCTTTTGTTTGGTCTTCTTGTTAAACCTACTCATATCGTTCTCCTAAATTATAAGCATCCCTTATTCTCTTATGTTGCCACACCTCAATACACCAAGCCTAGCCGTGACCGCCGTAACTCTCCACGCCCAAACTCACCCTACTCAATCGAACCTAACCGCGACCGCCTGACCACATCCGACCCGACCAAACCGAAACGAACCACGACCGCCTGACCGCAACCCAACTGACCGCTACGTGCCTCTCCACACCGCGCCTCACCATGACCGCCTTGCCCAAACTCGCCGAACCCGACCAAACCGGACCGTGCCCCGACCGCCCTGCCGAACCGAACCGTACCCAACCGCAACATACCTGACCTCACCGCACCTCAACCGCCTTGCCGGACCGCGCCTTGCGATGCCCAACCTAAACCGCCTTGCCGAACCTCGTCCAAACATAACTGACCTAGACCGCCTAATCCAACCCGACCATGACGTACCCAACCGCAACATACCTCTACCGCCTCGCCTCGCCGGATCTTTCCTGATCCAACCATACCTGAACCGCCTTACCCAACCCAACACTGCCGCACCGAACCGCACCGCGCCTTACCGCACCCAACCCAGACCGCCCAGCCCCGCCTGACCGCAACGCACCGGAACTTACCAAAACCAACCCGAACTGAACCGCCTCGCCTCGCCTAACCTTACAATGCCCCACCTTAACATAGCACAACTTACCCCAACCGTGTAACCGTAACCGTGGATTGGGGCGGCGTACCGCCCCGTTTCCATTAAGCTGCTCTGCGAAGCCGCTCTTCTTGTAGAGAACGCATTAACTCTGCTGTTTCACTGTCAGCGCATTCGGGGTGTTCAATGGCTAACTCTTGAACTTCTCTGCCCTGCTGCGTTACATGATCCCAGAACTCTTGTTCTTCTGGCAGCATATTCTCTGAACTTGCAACGGTCCACGTGCCGAAAGACCCACGCCCTTTTTCTTGGCGATAGTCTCCAATACCGACAATATACCCTGCGTTTGCTAACAACGACACGATGTTGTCTCTGCTAAGTGTAGGTGTAACGTATTTGATGGTTACCTCTGCACACCATTCTGGCAGGAACGCCCGAGTACGAACGTCTGGTGTCCTATTCATATCAGCGGACCGTACAATATCCATCTTCAATGTAGGCTTGCCCCAGACTTGCATCTTGCTCTCAGGCAAAAAGATCAGGCGTTGTACAGAGGTTTTCTTGATCCCTTCTGTCTCCAATGCAGCGGTAGCCATAGCACCCTTGACCCCCGCAGCGGGGAAATACAGAGCGGTTTCTCCCTCTGATTTAACGTACATGGATTCTCTGTACTCCAACTCAGGATTGTGTTTGATAGTCAGTTTCTCCGCCGCAGTCTTTTTACGTGAACCAAATAACAAGTCACGTGTAGCCTTGGACCCCATGCTGTTGAAGTACAGGGGTGTCTGCCCAAGTAGGCGCAATGTAACCATTCCCTGCTTGAGCGTGTGAATTTCAATATTGGGATTAGCAACTTTTCTAGTAGCCATTTTGTTTCCTTCTGATCAAAGTTATTGTAGAGTTTCCTCTACGGTTGATATGTTATCCTCATTGATAACAAGTGATGTGCCACCTGCTGCTTGAATTGCATTCAAGTTTTGTTCTTGTAGTGGCGTGGGTTTATTATTACCCGCTTTACATTCTATCCCGATGAAGCGTCCCTTGTGACAGATGATTATGTCAGGCACACCACTGCGCCCATAGCCGCCTGTCACAGGGTAAAAGAAATATGCACCGTGTTGTTTTAGTATCGCTACAACTTTCTTCTTTACTTTCGCCTCGGGTGTCACGTTACCTCCTTTCGTTTTTAAATACCCAGAATGTTTCTTCTGAAGTACGCGCACCCACATCTGCTATCACGTGGTTTTCGTCTGGTTCTAATACAGACAGTGCGTATACCCTTTCTTTTATCCAATCTGGGGTGTCATTAAGTGACATATAGTTACACAGTTTATCGTTGTCAAGTGTTATTCCTTTAAGACATTTCACTTGGATGTATCCCGATGTAGGACGTATCTGTACGCGACACGCAATGTCATGGGAGAACACGCCTTCTGCTGTTTTTGAGTTCACACTAAATCCATTCTCATAACGCACTGCTGCTTTCCAACACTCATATCTCGCGTCAGACAAAGGGGTTGTCCTCGTCAATGTGGATTGTGTATGCGGTGGCACAGTGTTTGTAACCTACACCTTCGACATAGCTACCATCATCCACTAGCTGTAACGCGCTAACACGGGATACGACCCAATCAGGTATGTCCTCTCGCAAGTATATGTTTGATAAGCCCATGTCATTGTACGGACAAGGACGAAAGTGACGGGCGTTCTCAACTATAATTGCTCTGTATAACGTATCACCGAAACGGTCTTTAACCTCGTCCACATAAAGCATAGGTATTGTAGTGGCGTTCCGTTTTATGTGCAGGTCAAACGCATCCAAGTATTCCTTGATTTGTCCTGATAACTCAGGGTTAAGGAAGGTATGTCCTGTGTTGACCAAGTGGGCGAGTTCGTCATGTAACAAAGGCCGCTCCATTTTGTAGCTAACATCCAGATCAAGTCTCTGTGCTTTTTTGCGTACATCTTTAGCGGCTTCGCTTTGCACATCGCAAACGTGGTTGGCAACTTCCCTGTTAGACACAGCAGCCGCTTCCTCCACTGTGTAGCTTCTGAGTAACGACTTAGCTGCAGCAATAGCTTTCGCACGGTCTTTCTTGATCGCCATGTAATGTTGGTCATTGTAGGTGGCATACCGACAGTTCTTATGGTGCGGTGAATACACGCCAAACATTGGATCACGCTTGGTCCCTGTGGTCGTATAGTCGGCATAGCCAACCCAACCCATCGCATACGGATCACCCTCGCGGTATATGTAGAAGGAGTTATGGCTACGCATTGAGAGTGACGTGCCCCGTATTTCCTTACAAACAAGTTTAGCATACTCATGGGCAACGATAGAATTTTGACTTTGGCGGTTCGGGTTGTTTATCCATTCTGCCATAAGCACGTCATGCTCAGGTTTAAAGTTACGTACCGGAAAGTGGTCTGCATTACTGAAAGTCATTAGCTGCTCTCCTTTTTTGGTTCGGGCATCTGCCCGATTACTGGTCTGGCCTTTGGCCTTAGTGATTTCGAGACTGTATCTGTAACGTAACAGAACATCATTATATCGTTACCATACAGCTTAACTAGATGGTCATAGATGGGATCAACTAAGCCCCCATCCATTGCTTGTTGGCAGTGGTCTTCGGTTGCGTAAACCACACTTGCCATTGGTGCTGCGCCGTACTCAGGCACCTCATAATCTATGAACAGGATGGTGAAAAACTCAATCATAAGATACCCACCTTCACAAGTATTACTGCAAGTGCCGCAAGAGCGACAGTGATCCAGAAGATCGCACGGTCTTCCCACGTTGGTTTCTCATGTTTCATTTGGACAGTACCCTTCCCAGCATAGCGTGTAGTTTTTCGATTTGGCTTTTGTCGTAAGTAGTCGCCATCGCAAAGTTTGTTGGTTCACCCTCGTACTTCATCTGCATCATTATCCTCATATGGATAGGGAAGAAGTCAGGGTGCGGATCAGGGTACTCCCATGCGTCAAACTTAAAGATGTGTTCAACAAAATCACCGTGGTGGGAAGATGTACAACGCACCGTGGCGGTTTCGTCTCCATCGTGTTCCATCAAGTCGTCTATATCCTTGTCGTGTTTCAATGTAGCCGTCCCCCATGCTCTTTGACGCAACGCTCTAAGAAGTTAGAAGCATCCTCGGTAGCTTGGTCTACCTCCTCGGCGTCAACCAAATGCACCTCTTTGCCACCTAACTCTTCGAACACTTCCTCTTGGTATGACCGCATGGTTTCCAACATTGCGTAAATGATCACCTTCTTAAACTCGTCGGGCATTTCCATGAACGCTTTGGTAAACTCCAGCCCACAACCTACTCCGTCATCCATAGAAGCAGATATGAAAACCTCACACATTTTCTTTTGCTTATCAGCCATTGATAAAGTCCTCTCTCTTAACATGTATTACAGAACCACATGGTGGTGTGGCGTTCTTGTTGTCTATGATTACCCATAGCACAGGGTGATCCCAGTCACCCCACTCGCCCCAGATGTAGCCATCTGTCAGGACAATGCTTGCGGTTGGTTTGATGCCATGCTCTTTGAGATACTTAGGCACGACAGTCGGGTCAGTTCCCCCACCACCCACAGGATTTGTGCGGTCAACCACGGTGTCGAGTTCCTCACGTTCGTACCTCTCGTACCCACACACCTCGGTATCCCAGTATGTTATGTGTAACGTGTCAGGAAATACACTCTCACATACATTCACCGTCTCTGTCACCATAATCTTCGCCTCGACATCGCCGATAGAGCCAGACATATCATTGCTGCAATGCACGGATGGTAGGGCATCACTGATTTGGCTTGGCATGTAATACCCCCCTGCTAGGTATCGTCTGTTAGGTGTGCGCCATGTACTGATACCAGTTCCCGCGCATGTTGCGGTTGCCCACTGACGCAATGCCTCGCGCCAGTTTATCTTGGGTTCCAACAGTTCATCTACATCACGGTTGCCACCGCTACCCATCTTACCCGCAGCCAACGCACCTTGGCGTAATGCCTCGTCGATCTCGCGCTCCAACTCTTGCTGTTCCTCACGTGTGAGTTCCTCTGCACCATCGAAGTCGATCTCGTCGAACAGGCCACCATTCGGGCACATGCCCGAACCTGTTTCACCGTTTGGTGACTGTCTTCCCGGGCCGGGGCCACCTTCACCCTCACCACCTGACTCGTTATATATGTCCCAGAACACTTTGGCTGTGTCCCAGTCCTCATACTTATCGTCATAGAAACATTTCTGGAAATACTGACCGTCACCATACGTTATGTTCTCGGGCATCTGGACAAATCCATCTGCGCCGTAGGCTTTCATAATCTTGTGGTTGATCACATAGTCCATCGCAATGTTGGCTGTGCGTCTGCATATCTTAGCCAAGTGCGCCCACGTAGTCGGGTGACGATACATCTTGTGATACACCTCATGTATCACGACGAACCGAACCATCGCATCATTCAACGCATCCATGAACTCGCGGTTATACCACTCGTCGCGCCCATTGGTTGCCGCTGTGGGTATCTCGTTAGACACAGACCTATTACCCACCATCAGCACGCCCGACAGTGATGGCTCACGCTGCATCCACGCAACCACCGCTCTCGACAGACGTTCTTCTACTGTCATGTTAGTCACAAACATTAGTTGTTCTCCTTTATCCATTCGGCATCACCGTTATCCAATGCCTCTGTTTCTACGATTGTGGCTTGCCGAATTACTTCGGCATCCCACTTTGCTGCGCTTTCTATCGCTTTAGCCCTGTTCTCGAATGGCTCAAAGAACTCAAGGCCGTTGCTTTCTTTTATCAGGAACCAGTCAGCCATTACTTCTTATCCGCTTGGAACATGTAGCCATTGTCTTTGGCCCAGTTGGTGAACTTGGTGTTCTGGAACACGATAGGCTGTTTGCTGTACTGTTTTGAGCGCACCCCATTGGCAAACAAACCTTGCGCCTCTTTGTCGAGCCGCTCCATGTATGTCATCCATGCGTCAACCCAATCACGCTCCAATGTACTTAACGTGCGATACACAACCATACACTTAGCAGCAGCAGAGGTAGGCACAGGCGCATTGGCAGGATCACGTTTGATACTCTCCAATGTAGGTAACTCGTTAGCCATAGACACAAAAGACATTAGCTGGAGCGCGGCTTGTTCGCCGATAGTACCTATCAATGCGGCAGTCAGCATGTGATTGCTCATGTTCGCTCGCTGTTTGAGTATCTTCGACGCGGCTTCACCAGAGCGCCATGTCCAGAACGATTGGCGTGACGGATCTTTGGGATGAAATATCATCATGTTTTCTTGCGGATCACCAACCTCGTCAAATGTTTGAGCCACTTGCGGATTGTCTTTGACCCAACCCAACAGGACAGGATCAATGTCATTGTCCAGACCCCATTCGATCCACTTCAGTGCTTCCAGTTTCTTCATGTTGACGATGGTCACACGGTTACGCTGGTGCGGCTGCAAGATGTCACCCAGTCCCTCACCTGCTTTGTTAGTGGTAGCAAACACAATGCTGTCAGGGTGTAGCGTGTATGGGCCGAACTTTTTCTCGTACATGATGCGGTTGAGCGCATTGATAATTGAGCGGTTCTTACCAATCTCGTCGAGCATCAACACGATTGGCCCTTCCTCATGGAAACCCAACTCCTGAGTAGTTACGTGGTTGAAGAAGTCATTGCCATCAACCTCGCTGAACTTGGGCAGTGCCATGTCACCTGCATCGACCTTGGTGGTACAGTCGAAGTAATAGCCTTTGTGTGTAGGTAACAAGTCAGTCACCATCTTGAGCATTGCGGACTTGCCGCTGCCCATGTCACCGACAGCAATCACGGTCTGGTCTGAGCCGATCATGCTGATCAATTCGGCTGTATCGTAGATGTCGAGTGCGTACATTTGTCTTGCGTTATTCATGTCATTCTCCTTTCGGGCATCTGCCCGATTATATGTCTAAAGATGGGAGGCTGTTCAGTGCCTCGGTTAGTTTGTTACGTGTATTGTCACGCAGTGTCGGACTGTTGCGGATAGCATCTGTTGACACAGTATCCAGCGTTGCCGACAGTTTACGCCGCATCGCATCCATCTGCGGGTCACCTGTGATGTTGCATGTGTGTAACATGTCAACCAGATCCATAAGACGGTCAAAGATCCCGTCGCTGATTTTACCTTTCTTGCCTGTTGTTTCATCCACTGACAGGTTCTTGATGAACCGCTGCAACTGATCGTGTAACTGATGCCACAGATCATTCATCGCGCCCTGAACCCGTGCGTCATGTGCGTCTTGCATCTGAGACTTTATGAGGTTGACCGCTTCATTGGGCAGATCCACGCGCACGTCACCTGCTTCTGGTACGTTGGAGTATTCGAGCCACATGTTGAACCCTTGGGTCTGTAACTCGGTCATGGTCGGATACTGCTCCAAGTCCCACAGATCACCTAACTCCCTACGTGCAACTACGTCACGTTGGTACTCGTACACATTCAAGAATATGTCCCACAGGTCTTTACCTTGGTCGATGGCGTAGGTCATTCTCTCATGGAAGTCGAAGTAGTTTGCAGTCGTTAGCAACCGCGCACCTTTGTCATACCAAGGTTGGGTCTTGGCGTAGTACGTGTTGTTACGCACATCACCGACATGTGTCTTGAGCTGTTTGAACTCGGCACAGTCGATCAATGATTTGGTCAGGTTGAAGCGCCGTTTATCAGCGCCGTTGTTAGCAGCCACTTCCTCAGTGGCAATGCGGTCACCCCTGCGGAATGTCGGGATGGTTACGCCAAACTGAACGAGCATGGCAGAGGATGATAGAGATGGTACAGACATTTGGTTCTCCTTTCGTCTGATTGTTAATCGGGCAGATGCCCGAATGGGTTAACGTGTTTTCTGGTTGAGGTGCAGCAAGTCAGCCTTGCGGGTTACGAGCGTGTATGCCTGTTTGGGCATTGGGACGATACACCACGTGTCACGTTGGCGCTCTGCGCGTACATCACCACAGTCGAGGCAATAGTTGTAGCCGAGCATCTTGCGGCGATAGTTGTAATCGTTACCACATGAGTAACAGGAAGCTTTTTTAGGCATGATATTCTCCGTGTTGGATCGGGCATGTGCCCGAATGGTTAACAGTAATATGTGGTGTTAGGTAGTGTTAGTACCTATCTTATGTATATCACATGTAACGCCTTATGTCAAGAAATCGTACAAAGTATCACAAAGTGTCATATGGTGAAATCTAAGTAAATATGAGAATGTGGTGGTGTGTAAGTCATTGAAAATAAAGGAATATGAGAAAATGAGAATATGAGAGGGGTATAGGTCAGGATTTTTTGGGGTGAAACATACGCTCAGACCCTCTCTTACCCTCTTAAAAAAATCTATCTATATATATTAAAAAAACTCTCAGATTCTCATATTCCTTTAAAAACAAACACTTATGCCAAAAAAAACTCTCATATTACCTCTCAGATTCTCATATTCTTTTATTTTCAATAGGTTAGCCTGCGTTCTTCAATCGGGCATCTGCCCGAACAACTATCACAAACTGCCAAGGCTCGGCGCAACTCGGGAACTGGTATCAAAGTGTAAC